TGCGGCAGAAGAATATTGTAAAGATCGAAAATGGAAATTTCAGATTATGACTGAGAGGGATATATACGGTAAATGACAGCTTATATTTTTCAGCAAATTTCGGATAAGGGTCGAGCTGATAATCTTAATGAAACTGATCAGCGTAAAAATTCTAATAAATGGTTTCAATCCGTATTGAAAACTGTGAACAAAAATTCGTTGAATAATCCAAATAACATAACTACCTTAATTGATGCCGATTCAATTGGTAAAATGTATATGTTTGCTTATGATCCAAAACATAAAGATACATTGCCATATTATGATAGATTTCCATTATTGATACCATTTAATTTAAGAAAAGACGGATTCATAGGTTATAATTTACATTATTTGCCACCTATTCTTAGAGCAAAACTCATGAATATAACATATAAAAAAGACGGTAATCAAACTTATAGTATTCTTAACGGCATATCAAGCCATCGTTATTTTAAACCATGTATTAAACAATATCTTCGTACTCATGTGCAAAGTTCTTATTTAAATATTGAACCTGAGAATTGGGATTTAGCATTAATGTTACCAGTAGAAAGATTCGTAAAAGCATCCAAACAACAAGTTTGGAAAGATTCGAAGGGTATGTTTTAATGGCAGGTTTCAATATAAAAGAATTTTCGACTAATATTAATCGAAGTGGTACATTACAAAATAATAAATTCCTAGTTGAAATTACACCACCTCGTGGTACATCGAACATGAAAAATTATCTTCAATTTAGAGCATCTAGTATTAATATGCCTGGTGTTAATCTAAAACCTATTATTACATATCGCTATGGTATAGGCCCGGAAGAAAAAACGGCGGTTAATGTAAATTTTTCAGATATAAGCATATCTTTTATTGAAGATAAACAAAATTCAATATGGAAATTTTTTAGTACTTGGATAGATAGTATTTTTAAGTTTCAGCCTGGAAATAATGGTTCAGCTTCTGCTGGTACAACATATTTGTCTTTATATAAAAATGAATATATTTCGGAAGCAATGAAAATTTTAATATTTAATAATGAAGGTAATAAAGTTAATACAATAAATTTAACACGAGTTTATCCTACATCAATTAGTAATATAGATTTATCTTGGGCCGATCAATCCGAATTAATGAAGGTAACTGTTGGTTTTACATTCAGAGAATGGTATTTTGACGGAAGACCTAATAGTGCTGTCGCTGAAGCACCAGTAACATCAACACAACAGACAACTCAAGTTGCGCCAGCACCAAGGCCGGCAGCACCAACTCCTCAGACTCAGATTGTACCTATGCAGACGCTTGAAAGTGGTGCACCAATAATAAGCCCTGTACAAGGTTTCGACTAATTCAAGAAAGTTATATAGATGGCTGAAAAATATTTCGAAAAATTTCCTATTATTATATATAATGGTGCACCAATCCGTAATATCACCGAACGTGCAACAGTTCTAAATTCCGTCTATAATAATCCAATTTTTTATTATCCGTATGATATTAATCAAGGTGAACAACCTGATGAAATAGCGGATCGTTATTATCAAGATGAATATATGGGATGGATCCTTCATATAACAAACAAAGTTGTTGACCCATATTATGATTGGTATCTTGACCAAGCAACATTTGATGATTTCATTATTAAAAAATATGGTAGTTTGGAAAACGCTACTTCAAAAGTAAAATACTACAGAAATAATTGGTATGCAAATGAAGGTACAATTTCTGTATCCGCTTTTGAAAATTTATATCCAACGGTTAAACGATTCTATGAACCAATTTATGCAGATGTTCTTTTTTCTACTACTCCACTTGGATATAAACGAAAACAGATTGACTGGAAACTTACAACAAATGCGATTGTGCAATATACTGTAACAAAACCAGTATTTGTTGCGGATGAAATAGTCGATGTATATAGTGGGAATACAATTATAGGAAGTGGTCAAGTTTGTGGAAGAAGTATTTCTTATATATCAACAAATGGACAAACCAGTGTTTCACCACTTTTAATTCACCATACATCAGGCAATGTAATTGAAAATGGTGCATTACATTATGTTATGGGAAGAGAAAGCCAAGAAAAAATTCTTTATACTAATGCAACTCTTATAACAAATAATATTCCTGTAAATGAAACAACTTATTGGAGTCCAGTTTATTATTATGATTATGAAGCTGAAATCAATGAAAAAAATAAATCGATTCAAGTTTTAAAGAAACAATATTCGAGTCAAATTGCAAGTGAACTAAAGGCTTTGTTAAGATAAATGGGAAATAATATTTCAATTGGTGATGTAAGAGTAGAAAAATTAGTTATAACTTCTCCTCGAGGTTCTTTAACTCTAACTACGTCATTTGTATCAGCATCAATTTATGAGAGTATCTTTACACCTGGAATAGTTTGCGATATAACTGTTCTTGATTCTGAAGATATTGTTGGTAATTTGCGTATAATTGGTGATGAGTTAATTGAATTTAATTTAATAAGTCCGAGTGATGTAAAAGCATATTATAAATTTGCTCTTTATGAGCGTGGTGAAGGACAACAATTACCAAACCAGCGAGCAAAAATGTACGTGTTAAAATGTGTCAGTTTTGAAGCAATGATACAAAATAATATTATACAAAAAGGTTATGAAAATGTTCTCAATTCAGAAATGGTTGAAGATATAGTAAAAACTTATATGCGTTCTGATAAACAAATAATTACAGAACGAACAAGAAGTCCACAAAGGTTACTTATTGCTAATCTTAGTTCATTTAGAGCTATTAATTTAATAAAATCAAGATCAATATCAGTTGAAAATCAATCATCATCTTATGTATTTTTTGAAACAAGAAACGGTGATAAACAAATTTATAAGTTTGTTACTATTGAAAATTTGTTTACTACAAATGTTGTTAAAAGTTTCATACAATCTAGTGCTATTAATATTAATGCGTTAAGTCCAGATCAAGATAGAAATATTTTATCATATGAAGCTCCAGTTGCTTTATCTGCCCTCGATCGCATTAATTATGGTGGACCAACAAGAGTAACAACATTTAATTTTACTACACAAGAATATAATATTCGTGATATACATGCAAGTGATAATTCTTTTAAAGATGGTAGTACTAATGCTAGAGGTACTGATGTTTCGAGTACATTTCGAAACAGATATTTAGATTCTGCAAAAATACCACCGCAAGTATATATTCCTATTGATAATGCAGAAAGACCGGAGACTTATATACCTGAAGGTGCTCCAGGTTTACAGGCATATATAGCGCTATTATTACAAAATGCATTAAAAATAACAGTTCCTGGTGATTTTATTTTAACACCAGGATCCACTATTAATTGTACTTTTCCAAACAATTCTGCTACTACCGGCAATGTTGTAGAAGATCCAATGTTATCGGGTAAATTTCTTATTTCCAGAATACATCATAAAATAGGCCTTGTCCAAGAAAAGCCTAGATATACATGTATTGTAGAATGTCTCAAAGGTCGTTATAGAGAGGGTTAAATTATGGTTGAGAGAAATCTTGGTCAAACTATGATATATTGGGTTGGTGAAGTTGTTGATGTAAATGACATTTATCAATCTGGAAGAGCAAAAGTTAGAGTATATGGCCGTCATGATGATAGAACCAATATACCTGACTCTGCTTTACCATGGGCAACCGTAACTCAACCTGTAACTTCTGCTGCTATTGGTAGAGTTGGAGCTACACCCGTTGGACTTGTAGTTGGTTCTAGAGTTATAGGATTCTGGTGTGATGGAAATGATCTTCAATTTCCAATGATTATTGGTACTATAGGTAGAGCTGGTGATCCAATGCCAGGCAAAATAATTAATAATGCACCTGCAATTGATCCTGTAAGTGGTGGAAGTACTCCTTCGGCAGCTTCAGGAAATGATCGCAATCAAAGATCAAGTACAAATCAAAATAGACCTGATGCAGGTACTGCGGATCTTTCTGTAAATCGTACCGATGGTGTTGCTGTTCCAGTAGAAGCTAGAAAAGCGGCGGCTAATCCAGATGCAGGAACAATAGGTTCTGCTAATAAAAATGATACTCAAGATGTTTTGGATCTTAAAAAAGCGGTCGACCCTCTTGGCAATGCATCAGCACTTCCATGTTTAAATAATAGTCTTATTTCAGTTAGTTCAATACTAAAATTTCTTGGTAGTACTGTCAAAGGAATTGTTTCAAATATTGTTCGAACAGCAGTCAGTGCTATTCGAAATGCTATTTTATCACTCGCCAATAAAATAGGATTATTTAAATTAATAGGAATGCTAAATAAAGCCGTTTCTGGCGTAAAAGCAATACAGGATCTTATTAAAGCTTTAAATATTAATATTTGTGGTATTAATCCTATTAATCAAGGATTATTTAAAGCTGCAGATTTTGCTATGGCTTCTGTAATTGGTGGATTAAATAGTGTTGTTGGAACAATTACCGGTGGTCTTGATAAAGTAGTTAATTTAACTACCGGGGCCGTTACTGCAGCAGGTAATGCTATTACTGATGCTGCTAATTTGCAAATTAAAACATTGTTAAATTCAGTGCCAACAACACCAATAGCTGCAGTAGTTACTACTACATCACCTAGACCAGCAATAGCTAGTATTACACAAACACCACCCGATAATTATGTTCAACAATATTATACAATTGAAAATGATCCTTATCCAGGATATATTGAATGGAATGACCCGGCTACAGGACTTTCAGTCTATACTTTAAGAAATGGTCAACCAAATT